AAGCCAAAGGCGTATCAAATGCTTTGGCTGATTATCTCCAGGGCAAAATTAAATCGAAGGCTGGCACATTACAATCAAGCAAGGTCGCCAGTCGGATCGCCGATGGATCACGCGTCAGCAAATCCAGCAAGATTGGTGAAATTTCATTCGGTTACGTATCGCAAAAGTATTCGGGTGGCGCAACTACCCGTGATCTTTGGGGTGGATCAGAATTTGGATCAAATAGATATAAGCAATTTCCAGTTTGGTCCGGTCGAGAAGGTCGCGGATCACGTGGATGGTTTATCTATCCGACATTGCGTGCCGAACAGCCACATATCATCAATGAGTGGGAAAATGCTTTCAGCAGAATTGCGAAGGAGTGGTGATGGCTGGTACTGGATCAAGAACGCTGAAACTGGCGATTTTAGGTGATATCGATAACCTGAAAAAAAGCCTAGATCAAGGTACGCAAGAAGTCTCATCATTTGGCGACAAAATCACCAAATTTGGCAAGATTGCATCAGCGGCGTTTATTGCCGCTGGCGTCGCTGCCGCCGCCTATGCTGGCAAATTGCTTGTCGATGGAGTTAAGTCTGCCATCGAGGATGAAGCGGCTCAGGCAAAACTAGCCACTACATTGCGCAACGTCACTGGCGCTACCGATGCTCAAATTGCAGCCACGGAAAGTTATATTCAAAAACAGCAACTACTTTATGGATTGACCGACACAGATTTGCGTCCAAGTTTTGAAAGATTGACCCGAGCCACTGGCGATCTTAAAACGGCGCAAGAAGCGCAATCATTGGCGATTGATATTGCCGCAGGATCAGGAAAATCGCTGGAAGCCGTTTCAAATGCTTTGGGTAAAGCCTACGAAGGAAATACGACGGCGCTTGGAAAATTAGGATTGGGCATCGATAAAGCGGCATTGAAAACGATGTCGATGGATGAACTCACTGCGAAACTTGCTGAGACATTTGGGGGTCAAGCATCGATCCAGGCAGATACTTTCGCTGGAAAAATGGCACGACTAAAGCAAGGCATCGATGAAGGAAAAGAATCCGTCGGATCATACGTGCTGGATGCATTGCAGCCGATGGTCACTTTGATCGTTGATAAGGTCATTCCTGCCGCCATTCAATTTGGCGAGACTATGGGCAAAAAACTTCAACCCTACATCGACAATATCATTTTTGTATTTCAGACTTATTTGATCCCGTTATTCCAGGCGTGGTGGTCATTCATATCTGACGTACTAATCCCCGGAATCATCGATACATTCACGCCGATTCTTGGTGGACTTCAAAAGGCTTTCGGATACATTGCGACAGCGATCCAAAATAACAGCGACAAACTAGAGCCATTTTTTACATTGATCAAAAACATTGCATCATTCATTTTGAAAACACTTGCGCCAGCCGTGGGCAATGTATTAGGCGTAGCCTTTGACGTAATCGGTAAAGCAATTTCAGTGGTAATCGGACTATTTGCTAACTTGGTCAATATCATCAATGGCGCAGTGAACGCGATCAAATCATTGATTTCGATTGTTGCAGCAAATCCATTAGTCAAAGGAATTGGTAGCGTTATTGATAACGTTTTCGGTGGTGGCAAGGCTGCTGGCGGTGCAGTGATGGGTGGAACATCGTACCTAGTCGGTGAAAAAGGTCCAGAGATATTTACTCCATCAGGTAACGGCTCGATCACTCCAAACAATAAATTGGGTGGCAGTACAGTGATCAATTTGAACGTCACTGGCGCAATCGATCCCGAAGGCACTGCCCGAAGCATCATCAACGTATTAAATAACTCATTTTATCGAGGCACTAACGGCGCAGCCGCATTGGTATTCTGATGACGCAGTGGAATCCAATTTGGAACGTTCAAATCAATGGCGTGAACTACACGCAATACACGCTGGCAAATCTGACGATCACGTCCGGTCGGACTAACATTTATGAGCAAGCCCAAGCGGGTTATGTATCTATGGAATTGATCAATTTTAATCAAAGCGCAATTCCATTTGAGATAAACGATTCCATTGGAATTTCGGTATATAACTCATCAAATGCATTGATTCCCATATTTGGTGGCAATATCGTCGATCTTGGGGTTGATATTGCTGAGGCTGGAAGCGTTGGATTTACGCAAAGAATTTCGATCACGGCACTTGGGGCATTGGCTCGATTGCCTAAAGTCTTGACCAACGGCGTTTTAGCCAAAGCCTACGACGGCACACAGATTGCCACAGTGTTACATCAAGTCCTATTCCGCACCTGGGCTGAAGTGCCAGGTGCAACTCAGTGGAATACCTACGATCCAACGACGACTTGGGCAACGGCTGAGAATTCAGGATATGGCGAAATTGATACGCCAGGCAATTACGAATTAGCCGCTAGATCATCCGATCGTACAGACGTTTATTCATTGGTTTCGGCACTTGCCACATCAGGGCTTGGATATATTTATGAGGATGCGCAAGGTCGCATTGGATATGCTGATTCAGATCATCGAAGCGCTTATTTGGCGGCAAATGGTTATGTGGAACTTTCGGCAAATGACGCATTGGCTAGTGGTATCTCAATGATCACTAGGGCTGGCGATGTACGGAATTCACTCACAGTCAAATATGACGCCACATCGTCATCGGAAAAGTCAGCAAGTAGCAGCGCATCAATCGGACTTTATGGCACATTGGCGCAGATCATCACGACGACGTTGCACAATGCCGCCGATGCTCAAAGCCAGGCAAATTTTTACTTAACATTGAGAGCCTATCCACGGGCATCATTTAACGCATTGACGTGGGAATTGACCAACAGCGAGATTTCAGCTGCTGATCGCAATTCTTTGATTTCAGTATTTATGGGGATGCCAGTTCAGGTTGCAATTTGCCATTAAATATGAATTCCGGTGAATTCTTGGGATTCGTCGAAGGCTGGACATTTTCAGCAAGTTACAACACGCTTTCGGTGACTTTGGTGATGTCTCCGATATCATTCTCATTGCAAGCAATGCGATGGAATTCAGTGCCGATCACCGAACATTGGAACACAGTGAATCCATCACTAACTTGGGAAAATGCCACATTGGTGGCGTAAGGGGAAAATATGAGCAATCCAACAAGTAATTTCGGATGGGTGATGCCCACCAACACGGATTTGGTTACTGATTTGCCAGCAGATTTTGCCGTTTTTGGTCAAGGTGTTGATACATCGATGGCTGATCTATTAGGCGGCACTAGCGGTCAGGTGCTAACTAAAGCCACCAACGCCAATATGGATTTTGCGTGGGTTACTGCTCCAGTCGGTGATATCACCGCCGTGACGGCAGGTACAGGGCTAACAGGCGGCGGCACTAGTGGCGACGTCACTTTGGCAATCGATTCAACAGTGGCAACACTTACTGGATCGCAAACTCTTACAAATAAAACTTTAACGACGCCAGTGATTTCATCGATTAGCAATAGCGGAACAGTTACGATTCCAACTGGAACAGTGACGCTTTCAACGCTTACTGGAACTGAAACTTTAACAAATAAAACACTGACTTCCCCGGTCGAAAACAATCCAACAGTCAAAGCGCCAAAGGAAAGGATGATCGTTTCGGCTACGGCAGCCACTGGGGTCATTGCCTACGACATAACAGCGCAAGGAATTCTTTACTACACCACAAATGCGTCAGCAAACTTTACTTTGAACTTCACAAACGTCGCGGCAAATTTAGCCGTCGGTGATTCATTTTCTTGCATTTTTCTAAATACCAATGGATCAACTGCATACTATCCAACGGCATTTCAAATCGATGGCAGCGCAGTAACTCCAAAATGGTCGGGTGGTACAGCGCCAGCGGCAGGAAATGCCAGCGCCATTGATTCATATTCATTTATCATCATCAAGACTGCTGCTACACCTACGTACACAGTCCTAGCAGGTGGGGCGGTGAAATTCGCGTGAGTCCTTTATTAACATCATTCCCATTTGGAGCAGGTGGAACTCCATTGGCAACAGTAACGGGAACAACTGGATCACCTACCATTGATACAACATCCCGTCCAGGAAAAACGATTTACAAATACACGGGTTCAGGAACAATCACTATTGGTACAGCAGGATTAGCAGAAATTATGGTAATTGGCGGTGGTGGTGGCAGTGGCTGGGGTGGCAGCAGTGGTTACGCTGGCGGTGGTGGTGCAGGTGGATGTGTATATAACACAAGTGCTTATTTATCGGCTGGAAGTCAAACAATTACAATTGGCGCAGGTGGCGCACCATCAACATCTAGCAATGCGGTTTATTCTGGAAATGCAACAGGACTGGGCATATACGCAGCACTTGGTGGCGGCGCTGGCAACGGAAATGGTTCAAGTGATACTGGTTTGGATGGTGGTTCTGGCGGTGGCGCACGTGGTTATGGCACAGCAGGATTAGCAATGCTTGGAACTAGCCAGGGATATCCAGGAGCATCAAATAGCACAAATGCTACAACTGCTGGGGGTGGCGGGGG